ACTAGTGCATCTCCTTCAGTCGGCACATATCCAGGCAAGATCGGCAAGTACGCATAATAGCGCATTTGCACCATAAACCCAGGCTCAGCTGGTTTGATAAGTGGAGTGGTGATCGGCCGTTCCATACTTGCCAATCCTACTGGAACAAAACTTGCAGTTGCCCCAGCAGCACCCAGCGCAAAAACCCCATCTGTCAGTACCAGCGGCTGGTCATTGTCCTGAGTACTTTCCCAGTATTGTGAACCATCGACATTACCCAACGGAGCAGCATTTGGCCGATATATCTGACACCGACGGTCAATTCTACCACCAATCGGAATAGCTGCAGCAGGATGCCAAGCCAGGCAAATTCCATTCAGTTCTAAAGTGCCTGGGGTTAAGGTCGCTCCTGGACCATAGCTTACCCCCGGTACATAACTCGGATCAGTGCAAATAAACACATCACCCAGCAAATACCCAGCCATTCCACCATATATCAAGTACCAGAGTGTTTCACTACCACTCAATGGCACTTCAATTTTGCTTGCCGTGGTACGTTCTCTGTAAATCGGAACATTAGTATTTACCAACGTCCAAGCGTTCGGAAAATCTCCCGTGCTAAGCGGCCCCAGCCGATAAGCACTAAACGGAGGCCCAACATGCTTTCCAGCAATACCAAGTCCTTTATCAACTTTTGCTTGTATTCTGGCATAGTTGACCATCAGGCAAACCTACTTGCTCCAACATACTGACTAGGACCACTATCCCGCCCGGTATAGATGGGAATTTCCAGAAATCTGCTCAACCGGACTTGCCAGTTTTTATAAAGTGCCAGCCGCTGCGTCATTTCACTGCTTCTGGCTTTCCATGGTCCTGCAGCAGAGGTATCCAAATTCTGGCTGGTCGATGCAAAAGCATTTTCCAGCGCATCCAGGATATTCAAATATCCCCAGTAGTTATTCAACCCATCAACTTGGCTCATTGGCGTCAGCATAGCTCCGTTGGCTGTCACCTGCGGGACAATCACTCCACTCCCGCCAACATTGCTGATGGAAAAAGCTACCGGGCTAGTGAAAGCAATTTCCACCAACGGTAACTCATTCTGATTAAATGGACCGCTGCCAAATGGGCTTAAGCAAACAATCCCAGCCGCCGCTAGCGCCGGAGTCAACTGCGCCACACTCGCCAGGGTGTTGCCTAAATACGGCAGCGCGGCGGTTCCCACTGGATACTGCGGCATGGTTGCGGTCAGCACCACCGGAGCCTGCAAATTTCCACCACTCAATGTCAGCGTGATTGTATCACCAACCTGGGGGTTTGGTCCGACTAGTGCCACCGCGGCATAAGCCAGCCCGGTCAGCCTGGCTTCCTCATCCGGGTTGAGGTTATTTAACTTCCACTCCATCCGGCCAGAAACCTGCATAAAGCGGTAGCCGTTGAAAGCCGAGCCCAAACTCCCACCTGCTGGACTATTTTGCAAAAGCCCTACCACTGGATAGTCCAGATGGCGCCGAACATTGGACTTTTGTGCAAAAGTCAGCATGATTATTCCTCGGCTACTGCTTTAGCTATCGTAAATGCCCGGCGGCAATGTGGGCAAGCAATCAAATCGCTTTTTCCACTTACCAAAGTAACCGGACTGCCATTCTCCAACAGCACTTTCTCGAGCACTGCATCCTCGATCACCCGACCGGCTTCAAACGGCATCAGTGCCGTGCCCACTTGGGCGTTGAAGCTCCGTTCAACAACTATCATACGATCGGCATATCAGCAGCAACCAAGGCAGCCACCAAGTCAGCACCGAGGTTATAATACTGCCCGAAAAAGAAGCTCATCGTCGAGCCATTCCAGGAGAAGTTGAAGTTCCCGGCGGCATAAACCGGACCAGCTCCACCGCTCATATTCCCGGCGCCGGTCAAGGTAATGGAACCGCTAGTCGTCACAGACACAGCTACGCTATTTCCAGCAGGACCGGGCCAGGTGATATTCACCGCGGCTTCCAGCGACTGCACTTCCACATTGGCAACCCCCGCAGACAGCAATGCTGCTTGCAAAGCACTTGCCAAGCCTTCCGCAACGTCTGCTGGAACATCCCCAGCAATCGCCGTATAAGTGCCGGTAATTGCACCACCCGGCAGCTGTGGAGAAGTCAAGGTGATAGCAGGGGTATTGCCTGCTGCCGCCGTCCCGCCGACCGTAATAGCCTTGGTCGCAGGAGTTTGGGGATTGGCCGCGGCATAAGCTGCCGGAGACATCGCCGCTAACCCACCATTCCCCTGCATGACGTTTTTGTTGAAGTTCGGCAAGAGCGTGGGATTGAAGTTGTCATAAACTCCAACCTTGCCTTGATATGGAAGCGGCATGGTAAAGTCCCCTTACTTCTTGATAAGTGTGCCGCAACCCGGCGGCGTCATCTTCTGCCCCATCGCTAACCGCTCATCCAAGCGGTCGCGATGTTGCATCAGCCCCGGCTGCTTGTCCCAGTCCGGAGTAAACTGCTGATCAGGTTTCTGCCCGATAGCAGCGGTGGTGCGGACACCTGGGTTAAGTATCCGCATTGTTCCACCTTTACGCACTGCGGCCCCCAAAGACACCGCCAACCGCATCAGCCTCAGCCACTGCGCTCCGCGGCTGCTCTGCCCCAAGCGGGCGGCTCACCTTGCCGTCGCCCGGAATAACCATTCCTGCAGCATTGGCCGGAGTTTGCCGCTTCACCGTAACGCCGGTCTTGGTGTCCGGCATCTGCCCCCGAAGGGGATCAGTCATATTCGCCATGTCACTCTCCTTGTATGGTAAAGAAAAAATTAGCCGGTCGTCTCGATTACCACAGCGCGTTTATACAGCGCGTTGCTGGCGGTCGGGATGATGCTGGTCGTCGCAGTCAAGTCACTGGGAATGGCAAAGTCTCCAATCCAGGTCCAGGTCAGCGACATCCATTGCTGAACACGATCGAGCGGCGGCCGCATGATATGAGCCACGTTATTGACCAATATCACATCGCCAATCGCATTGACTCCCTGGCGCGCGAGCCAGTTTTCAATACCTTCAAAATCGCCCTCGATCAAGCACTCCGCACCCGCCATAAGCACTCGGCGAATGTTCGTGGTGATGGCGCTGGCGCCGGTTGCCCCAGTTGCGTTTTTCAGCTGAACATAGCTTTCCGTCGTCGGGATAAACGTCATACCCAAGAGCGAATAAACCCGCCCGCTCTTGTATTCTTCCGAAGTTTCCCGGCCGGCAAACAGCACCTTGAAGTCCTGATCGCTCCAAAGCTGGCGTTCGCTCTGGTTATCCAACAGCACATGGTAGGTGCCATCCGGCATCGTCGGAACGCCGTTATTTCGCAGTATGGTTTGAGCATCCAGCAAGTAGCCAAGCGTCAGTGTGTCACTGCCATTCATCTGCGCAGTGGTGATATGACCACCAGGGCGGATAATCTGCGGTGCATTGCTGGCAACCAGTGCATCGCCGTTCACCGGCGCGGTAGCGGCATTGAACGTCAATACACCGCTAACGCCGTCCGGCGCGCTGCTCAGATTGGTACCATCCACTGCAACCCCAGTCACCGTCAGCGTCTGCGTGACACCGCCGGAAACGCTGGTTTCATAGACCGTCAACGTCGCGCCGCTATTCACAATGGTCGGCACACCGTTAACCAGCACAGTCTGGAACCCGCGCACGTCATCGACGTGGCAAGTGGTCGTGGTGGAAGCGCCGATGTCCGTGCGGACTCGGGTATTCCCGCCCAGATAGGCGCTGTAGATTTTCTTCCGAGCAATACGTTCCAGGGATTGTGCCGCTTGCACACCATTGTTCCGGCTGACTCGGATGAGGTTGTTGGCGATAGTCACCAGGTCGCTCAGCAAATCCACGTCAGTCGTGTCGCCGTATTGGAACATACTGAACAGATACTGCTCAATGCTCCCATCACTCGGCGTCAGGCCGTTGTCCAGGCCACCAAAGCCGCTGCCAGAGCCGCTGGGAGCGTTATTGTTGGCTGGGTTCATCGGCGCGGTTACTGGAGTTTTACGTCCAGTCCTCGTCCGCGTGATCGTCTCACCAATGCGATTGGGCACAGTTTCTTGCAATGCCAAACGGCGGTATGCCAGGACCGAGTCAAGACCTTCCTCGAACTCGCGCTCCAGCATGCCAGTTTGGATCATCGCCTGCAGCGGAGCTGGCAATGTATCAAAATTAGCCATGATTAAGCCTCTTTAGTTAGGGTTGAATAAGCTCGAGGAACATTCCTCTCGATCGTCCGTGATCAGCGAGGACGAAACACGTCCTAATTTCGCGCAGCGCCTTTGAGTAAGGCCAGCTGCTCAGCTTTGAATTTGGTGTAGTCCTTCTTGTCCAGGGCAGCTACTGGGACAGGAGTGGCAACGCCGGTGCCGTTAGGTGCGGGAGTGGCACCAGCGCCGGTGGTCTTGACAGCTGTGGTGGTGGTGACGGCGGCTTGCGCCGGCTTGAACCAGTCAGGCTTAGCCGCCTTCTTGGCATCAATCGCCTC